CATGCTGACTTTAGCGTTATTATGGTTATTGCCATTGACGCAAATAATGAATTATATGTTTTAGAGTATGAAAGACATAGAAGTATACCAACAATAGGGAGTAAAGCCCCAGACAATGGTGAGATTATTGGAAAGAAGGGTGTTGTTGATTATATTATGGAACTCCACGAAAAATATCATTGTATATCATCAACTGTTGAGGATGTTGCGATGAATAGAAGTATATTTCAAGCACTAAATGATGAAAGAAGGCGGTTAAATCGCTATGATATTGCAGTAATACCTGAGAAACCAGGCGGAACTAATAAAAGGAATCGCATTTATAGTGGTTTAAGTGGTAGATTTAGTACAGGAACGGTACGTTTAAGGAAAAATATGTTTGATTTGATCAACGAAATTGTTACTTTTGGGCCTAAAATGTCCCATGACGATACAATAGAGAGTCTTTATTATGCTCAAGTGCACGCGTTCCCTCCGAATATGAAGCGTGATAAAGATAAAAAACAATGGATAAAACCAAAGCGAAAGGCCAGGCACTGGCTCGTCGCATAATTAATAAGGAATAAAAATGGCAATTGGAGATAAACTCAAAGAGCGCAGAAAAAAGAGAAAGGCTGAAAACAAGTGGGTATTAGGTGAAAAATTTTCTAAGGCAGGTAGAAAAAGGTATACTGCTAGAAAATCAGGTAAACAACTTAAAAAAGCTGGTATTACAGTTAATCCGGCAACTCTTAGAGAATCTGGCAAGGTTCGTAAAGGTGTTAAAGGAGTTGAACTCACTGGTAAGAAAGCTCCTGGTAAAGTATATCCAAAGTATGAAAAGAAGTCAAAAGCAGCAGGTTCTTTTAAAGCAGCTTTTAAAAAGGGTTGTGGAAGTTCTGAATCAGGTTCTTTTAATTGGGACGGTCGTTCATATAGTTGTAAAAGAGCTCAGCCTACTAAGAAACAAAAATTGGCAAGAATTTCAAAAGCTGCAAAGAAGATGCCGACAGGCCCTTCCTAAGTGATTTTAGTATAATTAATGCCGAAATTCGGTAAGCGTTCACGGTCTCGGCTTGTAGGCGTAGATGCTAAACTTGTTAATATTCTTAATGAGTTAGTAAAGATTATGGATGTTACTATAATCGAGGGTGTAAGAACAAAAGAGAGGCAAGAAGAGTTGCTCTCTAAAGGTGCAACCAAGACAAGGTTCTCTAAACATATCGATGGTAAAGCAGTTGATTTAGCTCCTTATCCTATTGATTGGGAAGATAGAGAAAGATTCCATTATATGGGTGGTATGCTTCGTGGTATTGCACAACAGTTAGGAGTTAAAGCAAGATGGGGTGGAGACTGGGACAGTGATGGTGAAATTAAAGATAATAATTTTGATGATTTAGTTCATATAGAGATAAGAGAATAATGGCAAGATTAACAAATAACAAAAGAGCTCAAATTAACAAACAGCTTTGGGAAAGAGCTAATAATAGTCATAGGCAAAGATGGCAAACTCTCAGTCAGAAAGGATATGATTTTTATTTAAATGAGCAACTGTCAAAGTCAGAAACTGATGCATTAGAAGAATCAGGGATGCCCACATTTACAATTAATAGGGTAACTCCAATTGTTGAAATTATGAAGTATTTCGTAACTGCTAATAGTCCAAGATGGAAAGCAGTTGGAGCTACTGGTGATGATGTGGATACTGCACAGGTTCATTCTGAAATTGCTGATTATTGTTGGTATTTATCTAATGGAAAATCTATTTATAGTCAGGTTGTACTTGATTCTTTGACTAAGGGTATGGGTTATTTTCTTATAGACATTGATTCAGATGCTGATCGAGGTATGGGTGAGGTTATGTTTAATAGAGTTGAGCCATATGATGTATATGTTGATCCAGCTAGTAGGGACTTCTTATTTAGAGATGCTACATTTATAATAGTTAGAAAGAATTTATCAAGGTCAAGTCTTATTAATATGTTACCTGATTACAAGTCGAAGATCAAACGGGTATCGAAAAGCACAGAGGCTGTATCCTATTCCGAAAGAGATGTTCATTATCCTCAAAGTATTCAACCAGAAGATATTACAATGGGAGTAAATCTTGATGCTGAAGACGATGATATTATACCATATTATGAAACATATGCCAAAAAGAAGTTTGCATATCGTAATGTATTTATTAGAGTAGTCCCATCACCTGCTGAGATGGAGGTAATAAAGGAGCAGGTTGATGAAAGACTGGAGATGTATAAGAAGGAGATCGAAGTTGGATTAATGGAGAAGGAAGTTGAGTTGAGTCAAGCTGTTGAGGATGGCGAATTAATACCTGAAAGAGCAATACTTGAGTTAGAAAAAGCAAGGAAGATGGCAGCTCAAGGGTTGGAAGAACAGCGTATGATACTTACTTCAGAACTTCAGGAAGCCGCTGAATCAATAAAACAAACAATTATGACTGAAGAAGATTTTCAAATTATACAGGAGAGTGAAGAAGCTAAGAAGAATATAGTTGATGCAGTAAAATTCTATGAGAATCGTATTATATTAACATGTACTGTTGGTGATGATGTATTTTTATATGAGTATACAATGCCAATTAATGAATATCCTGTAATCCCAATTCCTTATATGTATAGTGGGACTCCTTATCCTATGTCGGCTGTTACTCCTTTAGTTGGTAAACAACAGGAAATTAATAAATCTCACCAAATTATGCTTCATAATGCCAACTTAGCTTCTAATTTAAGGTGGATGTATGAAGAAGGTTCAGTGCCAGAAGATGAATGGGAACAGTATTCTTCATCTCCGGGGGCTTTATTAAAGTATAGACAGGGATTCACTCCTCCGACTCCTGTATTACCAGCTCCTATTAACAGTGCTTTTTATACTATAACTCAAGAGGGTAAGGCTGACGCTGAATATATAAGTGGTGTTCCGTCTTCAATGATGGGGTTTACGCAAGATCAACCTGAAACTTATCGTGGATTATTGGCGAATGATGAATTTGGAACTCGTAGATTAAAAGCATGGATGGGGAGTATAGTAGAACCTTGTTTAGAACATTTAGGTAGAGTGTTTCAACAGATGGCGCAGTTTCATTATTCAGTAGAGAAAGTATTTAGAATAGTACAACCAGAAGCAGGCCAATCTCCCCAAGAACAAGAAAAGGAAGTAAGGATTAATATACCAGTATATAATGATTATGGTGATGCGATTGGAAAGTTTAAGGATTATGCATCAGCAAGGTTTGATGTAAGAATTATAGCAGGAGCAACGATGCCAGTTAATAGGTGGGCATTACTTGAGGAATATTTTAGATGGTTCCAGGCTGGATTGATTGATGATATCGCAATGATAGCAGAAACTGATATTAGAAATAAGAAGAGCGTTATTGAAAGAAAGTCAATGTATTCACAGTTACAGGGACAAGTACAGCAGATGGAAGAGTCTATTAAGGATAAAGAAGGAACCATTGAAACATTAGAGCGTCAACTTGTACAGTCTGGTATAAAGATGAAGGTAGGGCAGGCTTCAAATGAGATTAGAAAAGATGTGATCAACACTGCTGGTGAGCAAAAATTATTGAGGGGAATGCTTAGGAGTGAATTTGAAAAATTAAAGGCTGAAATGAAAGCAGAATTTGAAGTAGCGGAAGCCGAAGGGAAGGAAAAAATTGAAAAGGGCAAAGAATAAATGGCTAATTGGAAAAAGAAAAGTTATTCCAGTATGGCGAGAGATGGTAGGAAAAATGGTAGGTGGAAAGATGGAAGCAGTCAAACTCATTATAGGAATAAATCTAATGCCCCTAAAGGAAAAATTGTTCATCATATAGATGGCAATAAATCAAATAATAGTAAATCTAACATTAGACTCGTAAGTAAGTCTGAACACAACAAAGAACATCCTGAAAAGGGTGGCAGAAGGAAGTGTAAGAGTGGCTTTACTTGGAGTAAAAAAGCAAAAACATGTGTAAAATTATAGTTTTACTTTTAGCTGTTTTTGTTTTAACTTAGTTAGAGTGAATAAAAAAGGAAATAACTATGAGTAATGAACAACAAGTAGGCAACGCCGATCAGGCCCCTGAAAGTACGACAGCTCAAGATACCGTTATGGGCGCTGTTTCAGACGATTTTTTCGCTGAATTAGATAACAGTGTCAATAGTGGTATAATAGACGAACCTTTACCGTCAACCTCGAACATAAACAGTGATAATACACTATCGAGCCCAAGTGAAGTTCAAACAGGCGAACAACAAGAAAATGTTGAGAGCCTTCAAAAAAGGTATAGCGATTCAAGTAGGGAGGCACGGCGACTTAATTCTCAAGTACAAGAGATGGAGCCGTATTTACCAATTCTTGAAGCTATGCGTGACGACCCCAATTTAATTCAACATGTAAGGAATTATTTTGAGGGCGGAGGTCAGACGCCTCAAAATATGGCAGAAAAACTCAAACTTCCTGAGGATTTTATGTTTGATGCCGATGATGCGTTCTCGACACCCGATTCAGATTCAGCAAAAGTGCTAGGGGCTACGATTGATGGTATTGTCCAACGTAGGTTGAACACAGCTTTACAAGGACAACGATCAGAAAATCAGAAGTTGGCAAAAGAAACTTCATTTCGTCAGAAACATGAGTTATCTGACGGAGAATGGGAAACTTTCGTTGAATTCGCAAAGTCCAAATCACTTGAATTGGATGATATATATTATCTAATGAATCGTAGAAATCGGGACGAGAAAATTGCCGATAATACCAGGTATGAAATGCATAATAAAATGCGTGAAGTGCAAGGTAAACCCGGTTCTTTAGCAACAAAGGGTGGAACACAAGTCGAGGAATCTCCAGACGACCGAGTATTTGAAGCTATATTAGGGTCTGACAGTGAACTAGAAAAGGCTTTTGGTATGTAATTACCAATGGCCATTAACCCTTAATTAAAAGGTGACAAAATGGCTGATGTATTTAGCTTAGGTACCTATTCAGACGTAGCAAGTTGGTCTGACGGTACTTCAAAAGACACAGGCGACCTTAGGCGAAAATACAATTTTGGGGATAGAGTTTCAGAGTTAGCAATTTCTCAAGACCCTTTCTTTAGATTTGTATCTAAGGTCGGCAAAAAGCCAACGGATGACCCAGAGTTTAAATTCACTGAACGTCGTCCGTCATACCATAAAAGGTATGCATATGTAACTGGATGGATTGAAAATGACAACACACAAGTTGTTGGTGGCACAGGCGGAGATGCGGATTTAACCGCATACAACGATGGAGCTGCCCCAACTTCAATGTCCACTGGCGATACTGTCAAGTTATATATGGCTACAGATTATAAATCTTCTGGAAATCTTCAGAATGTTTATGGTCAATCAACTAATGCAATCGCAGTTGGGGCTTCTGGAACTAGACCTGCTTTTTTCCTACCGGGACAATTAGTAAAGGTTCCTTTGTCTACAACTGACGGTGGTGGGTCTGTGGCCGACCATATGATTGTTAAGATTGATGCAGTTACAGATAGTTTAGAAAAAGATAGTCGGGAGTGTGTGCAAATTGATTGTACTGTCACTCGCGTTGCGACTGTTTCAGGTGCAAATTATCTAGCTGGATGGACAAGTGATGACGTGGATACTCAAGTTTATGACGAAGCAATTCATTCTTCTCTGGAAGGTGAAAGAAGTTATGTTATAGGAAGTGCTCACGCTCAAGGTACTGGTTATCCAGAGACTTGGAAAGACCAACCTTTCTCAACTGGATTTGGACTTACTCAAATTTGGAAAACATCTATGGCAATGGATAACACTACTCGTGCTACCGTGCTGAAGTATGAACCAAATGAGTTTGCAAGAATCTGGCGTGAAAAGTTGATTGAACATAAGTGGGATATTGAAACATCATTGTTGTTTGGTTCTCAAGCATCTGTTGATAGTGTTCAATATACTCAAGGAGCTGTTGATTTTGTTCTTTCTTACGGAAATATTTTTTCTGGAAGTGGAATGGGTGGATCAGGTAACAAAGCTCAGGATGATTTTCTTGATGATATGAGTTCATTCCTTGACCCAAGATACAACAATGCAAGTGCAACACTGTTTTTGTGTACTACTGATGTATATAATTGGTTACATAAACTAAGTGGTTATTTCCAAGCTAATATCCGACAAGTTGGAGTTGGAGCTGGTAATGACTTTGGACGAGCTAACTTTAGCATTGGTGAGAAGAAATCTGTCTTTGGTGTTGATATTACACAAATTTATACTCCGTATGGAACTATGAATGTTGCTCGTAATGTACATCTTGATGGAACTCACGTCAAAATGCTTGGTATCAATATGAAATATTGTAAGTATAGACCTCTTGTCGGTAACGGCTTGAATCGTGATACTGCAGTTTATGTTGGTGTTCAAACGCTTGAGAATAGTGGTGTTGACCGTAGAGTCGACTTAATTCAAACCGAAGCCGGTATGGAATGGCAGATGCCAGAAGCCCATGCCGTCTGGAAATAGGAGGTATTACTAATGGCTAAAAATATACCACCTCTTTATGGTCAGAATAAAGCAGGCAAACAACAATCAAGGGCTCATGGTAGAGTTATTGAAAATGATGGAGCCACAGCTCTTAGCTTAGCTCCTCAAGATAGTGGAATCACTGTTTTAATTTCCGGTGGGGTAAATGGAGCTGCAGCTTGCAGTCTTCCCAGCCTCGCATCCGCTGACAGCGATGGATTGGAATATAAATTCCTTCTAACAGCTGCAAACGGAACTGGCGATTATGACATTGATGCTGAAGATGGTAAGGATTTCTTTATTGGTAGTATTGACTCATTAGAAGGAACTAATGATGTTGGTATTGACTTTAATGGAAGTTCTCATGACCAACTTAGTCTAGCAGCTTCTAAGGGAGCGGCTGGAGATCAAATCCACATCTTTGCAGCTGGCGGAAGATGGTACATTCGTGGAATTACGAATGACCAAGATGGATGGGCAGTAGGCACAAGCTCTGCAAATTCATCTCCTCCGACTGATTCAAACACTCCATTGTAATCTGAAGTTTGTGATTAATAGCACGATATAAGGATAAAGTGTAGGGCGGCTCGATACCTCCCTACACTACTAAAATTATGGCAGTGACAGACATACAGACAA